CAGCACGGAAAAATACGCCAGTTGCCGCCCCATCTTGGGCGTTGACGTTAAAGCTGGTTGCAAACACCGCAGATGAAACCAACCATGCCGTAGACAGGTTGTACTCGTTTACGTTATCTGTGCCACTTCCAACAACATACATCTTCAACCCGTCAGGGCTAAAGAACAAATCGGTTGGAGTTGTCTCCTGCGCTGCAACAGAAAAAGACACACTGTCGTAGCTTGCCCCAAGCACGTTGACGTTGCTCAGGATGGTGTTGCCAGTAACATTTAACTGGCTAAAATTGCCATTTTGTAATGCTGTAATCTGCGTCTGCAAGCTAGTCAATGTATCTAGAACACTTTGGCTTGTGCCGCCGCCGTTGGTGATGACCTTGATCTTTTCCGCCAGGTCGGGAGCCACGACCTCGCCCACATTGATGCTGCGGCCAGACGACAACCCAATGATCAGGCTGCCGTCAAAGTCAATGTGCGCGTCCACAACCGACACGCCATCTTCACCGTCGCTGCCATCCATGCCGCGAGCACCGTCCATACCGCGTGGGCCTGGCGCGCCATCTTTGCCATTGCGCCCGTCTTTGCCATCGCGTCCGTCTTTACCGTCGATGCCATTGCGGCCATCTTTGATGGTGGAGACGCGCTTTTCAATGACCGTGGTTACACCATCGTACTTCTCACGGATGTCAGCGTCAATTTTCTTGAGCGCTTGAATGACCAACTGCACGTTGCTCGCAACTTTGCGCTTTTGCATCTTTTCTACGCTCAACATGAAGTCATCAACTTCACTCAACACATTGTCCGCCAAATCGTCGATGCTTGAGCTACCAAAAATTTTATCTATTGCCATTTGTCAACTCCGTGTTCAAGGTTTCGAGGAACTCGTTTTCCGCGTCCACAACATTGTTCTTTGCGTTGTTCATCTGCAACTCAACAATCTTGCTCTTGTTCTTGATGTCGGCTTCCTTGAGCATCAATTCCGCGATCTTAACCCGCTTGTCAAACTCATTGCTTTCGTTGCCAGCGGGCAGGTTCTTGGTGGTTGATGCGATCACCTTGGCCTGTACTTCTTGCGGCATCAGTTGCGCCTCGGTCATCAGCTTGGTTGCCTCTGCCCGGTTCTGCTCGGCCTGCGTGGTGTTGACCGCAATCTGCGCCTGCGCTGCTTGCATGGCCAGCTGTTGCTGGGCCTGCTGCATGGCTTGAGCCTGTGGGTCTGGCTGGCTCATCTGGTCGAGCGCTGCCATCAGCTCATAGCGGTTGGACAGTGAACTGTTGTTCATAATGCCCTTCAAGATCAGAGGCAGCACTGGGGTGTTTGGACCCAGTGTCTGCAAGAGACCGATGAACTGCTGCTGCTCGTACTCGCGGGCGATGATGCCTAAAGTGGCAGTCGGAATGAACTTCATGTCCACGCTCGGGTAGCGCTCGGGGTCGAACTGCATGTACCTGAACGCCGCTTTTTGGATGAACGGGATCAGGAAGTCTTCTTGGAAGTTGACCAGCGTGCGCTTGTACTTCTTGATGACCGTGGCCACAGCCATGCTCATGCCCGCGCCGTCGCGGTTGGTTTGGCTGACCATGCCCTGACTGTCCAGCGTGCCAGTGGCTTGCAGCAGCATACGCTCGAACTCTTTGGCCGTGTTCAGGTTGTTCAGACTCGTCTCGCCGAACTTGAACGGGTACAGAATTTCGGCTGGGTTGCCGTTGACCATGAACGCCTTGCCCGGCTTGACCTCGAACCGAGCGCCGCGTGGCAGACGGGTGGCGTCCATGCCCATCATGGGGCTGGTCGTCAGCGCCAGCGAGTCCAAGTGGCTGCGCACCTGGGCGTCAATCGCCTTTTGCATGTTGTAAGACTTCTCCACCGTGCCGCGACCGAGTAATCTGTTCGGCACAGTGTCGTCTTGGTACGTCAGGACCGGGCGGTCCTTCATCATGTACGGATTTTCTTCTGCTTTGAGCAGCAGGCTACCGTTGGCGATCACGACAATCGCCTCCACCATGTCCGAATAGTCTTCAGCAGCCGAGTCGTCTGGGAACAAGTCTTCGACTTCAACGTCTTTTTCCGTCAAGTATTCGCGTGGCACCAGACCGTAGTACTTCAACACCAGCACTTTTTCGTCGCGGTACTGACTCATCTCCTGAGTCGGCTCCAGATCGGTGTCCTCATACGTCGGTGTAATGTTCACCTTGCGGTAGATTCCCTTTTCGATGCCTTCGACGATCTTGTGGATGCCCACATACGACTCAATCGCCACGCCCATGCAGTCATCTACAGACGTGCCGTTGGGGTCAAACAAGAAATTCTTGGGGTTGATTGGCATGATCTTGACCGCAATCCGGCTCTTTTCCACCACACCGATGGCCGCTTGGCCAACTTGCCCTGGGATCGCCTGCGTTGCCGGTTCGAAAATCTTTTCCGTCTTGACAACGATCTCGCCGATACCCGTGCCGTAGATTTCGGCCATCAGCTCGATCTGATCAATCGCTTTTCGGATTTTGTCCTGCTTGAAGTCCTCCGTGAGCTGCGCTTTGAGCATCTCAACATCCAACGGGTTGCCGTTGACGTCTTTGAGGTCGTCTTCAATGTCGAAAAAGTCGCCCTGACCGAAGATCGCTTCCATGATCTCCGCGTGCCGGGTCTCGACTGCCTGCTGGGTGGCAGGCGTCACGATGCGTGAGCGCTCAGAATCGCGTGTTTTGTCCTCTGCCGCCCACTCACCACGGAAAATGCGCTCGTATTCGAGGTAGTCGTCCAGAAAGTTGGTGTTGCGGTAGTCGCGCCAGCGGTCGCAATGGTCAACGACGAAAGCCGTCAGCTCCTTGTCGTTCTCTGTCGGCTCGTCGAACTCATTTTGATCCATTTTTGACCCCTATGTCGGTGGCTATACCCCCGATATTACATCCATCGGCTGCCAGTCCTCGTCATCAGCGTCTTCAAAGTAGCTGGTGACGGCCAACTGGTCGATGTACGACAGCGCATCCGGCAGATCGTCATGGACGCCCTGCGACGGGAACATCAAAAGCTGGTCCACGAACACATCCCAGTTCTCTTCGCTGTTCAGGGTGATTCTACCGTGTTCAAATCGGCCTTGCAAAGACCAAATTACCCTGTCTGTTTTCTTTCGGTTGCCGTGCGTCAGGTCCACAATATGGCTGTAGACGTTGTTTTTTCGCATCAGGTCGCTCAGATACGGCAGAACCGCGTTTTTAAGCGCGCCTCGTTCGATCCCGATGCTTAAGGGCCTGTAGTCTCGCATCTTCATCAGTATTTTCGCCGCCGTCTCGCGGATGTCCCAGCGCCCGTGCTCGATCTCTTTCACGAACCACTTGCCGTCGTCCGTCACCTTGACCACCGCAATCGCCGACTCGTCCAGCCGCTTCTTGCTGTTCGCCGCCTGCTTGGCCACTTCTTCAAACCCGGCCAGATCCACCGCCACGAAGTAGCTGCCGTAGTCCGGCTCTTCGCCGTACTTGATCCACTCCTCTTTGAAGACATCCGCACCCGCGTTGCTGAAACTGGCCAGATATTCCTGCTTGAACGCAAACGTACTCAAGGTCTTTTTCGCCGACTCGATCTCGGTCGGGTCGATCAGCGGGTTGTCTTGCGTGGTGAAGTGCCAGCTCTTCCAGTCGCTGTCCTGGTCGTCTTGCCCCAGCTTCCACAGGTCGTGAAACCAGTTGCGCCCCTTAGGCGTGCCGATGAACATCCCTCGGCCCTTGCGGTCTGACAAGGACGCCCTGATAACTTGCTCCCACGCCTCTGGCTTGATGTCGGCCACCTCGTCCAGAACCGCATACGTCAGCGACACACCGCGCAGCGTGTCCGGTCGGTCTGCGCCCCTGACGTAGATACGCGCGCCGTTGACCATCGTGATGTCCAGATTATTGACGTGGCTCGACTGGATCACCTCTCGCCCGAGGTCGAGCAGCAAGTCCCAAATGATCTGCCGCGACTGCCCCATCGTCGGACTGACATACAAGACCGCACTGCCAGGTGGACACTTGAGCGCTTCGATGATCAGTGTCGTCGCGGCCAATCTCGACTTCCCACAGCGCCGCCCGGCGGCGATCACTTTGAACCGATGGTCGTCGGCGTAGACTTGTTGCTGCCAGGGCAGCAAGCTGAAATTGAGATCAGACATCTGTTATGTCCTCGTCTCTGGCTGTATCTATGATCTTAGGCGTCTCGCCCAACCCCGTGATGTTGATCGTGATGGCGCTGCGCTGGGACTTGTCCTTCTCGAACATGCCGATTGGCAGCGTCCTGTCCATGCACATCTTCAGCGCCGCCATCTGACCTGGGTGGTCGTCGTTGAGCGCGATCTGGATCACTTTTTCCGCGACGTCTTTGCCGCCAGACCGGATCATCAGCTCTTTGAGTTCCTTGATGCGTTGGTGATCCGTCTTCGGTAGCACCGCAGGTGGGTTCTCTGCGTACCGCTGGATCGTCATCTTCACTGCGCTTTGCTTTTTTTTCGTAGCCACTTTGCCCTTTCGGAGTTTTCGCTATTTTAGCTTTTTAAGGGCGGGGGCGGGTACATCAATATTCAAAACAGTCGCCGACCCCTCCCCCCCCATCAAAAAGTCAAAAATCCTAGGGTTTTCCCGTTTCTGCTTCCTACAACGTCCATTATGTAAAGTCGAGTCCAAGTTATGCACAGAAAAAAGAATACCAAACGCAACAACTCAAAGTTATGCACCGCAAACTGTGGATAAGTTTTGGATTTGGGCTGTGGACAACTGGGTTGGCTGGGAAAAATCGGGAAAGAAAAAAGAGAAAGGGTCGGATGGTCCCTTCCTAAGGTACTTGCATATATCAAACCACCATCTTATGCCATGCGGTTATATAGCAATTCATCTTTAAAACATCCACCCATCTCACCATCGCCAATGCCTCGCCAAGGCCTCAAATCGGGCCTACAAGCCACCATCATCCTGGGCCTGTGGGATAACAAGGACAACGCTCTCAAGTGGCGTATCGGGCCGCAATCCAAGATTGTAGAAATGCCGATAGGTATCGATGACCTCCATGAAGCCAGCAGACATATCACCGCTGCCTGCCGCCAGCAAGATGGCGCGTTCAGCATCGCCGAGCTGGCGTTGGAAGTACTTAACCGTTGGAGTTGCTTTGCCGACCATCACTGTCTTTCCAAAAAAGTAAGCGACCAAGAAAGTCACCACATCAAAAACGTCATTGAACTAGAAAAGTTATCCACAGGCTGAGTCCAAAAAACTCAGCAACCCCAAAAACCCCTGCAACGCCTTGACCCTTGACCCCAACCCTAAAGGGTTGGGGGTCAGGGAGGGTCAACTTTGGCGCTGTTTTGCCCCTTTTTGACCCTGACCCTGACCTTGACCCTAGGGTCATTTAGGGTCAACCAAATAAAAGTTATCCACAGGTTATCCACAGTCGTTTTTACGCAACATCATGGTACTCGCCTGCACCTCATCCACCATAACCCACCCGTGTTCGGTGTTCTGGATCATGTCAGCCTGGAGCAATGCGCCGATCAGTTTGTCGTTATACGACGGGTTGATCATGTTTCGCACGGTGCGCTCGGCGTTGCCGTCTTGGGTCAGTTTGTCTTTGAGGGCTGACCGGCTGAGATAAGGCAGCTCGTCTCTGGTCTCAGCGCCGGATGCCCACCAAGCGTTTTCCCATGTCTTGCGGTGGCCGTCGATCTTGGAGTCTTTCTTGGTGGGTGCGGCTGGGGCTTCGGCTTGGATGGGGATGGCGCTGGTGACGGGTTGGTTGTCCTCGTCGTACCAGCTTGGAATGGTCACTTGCTGGAGGTCGAGGTAAATTGGCTCGGCCATTTCGGCGTCTTTGGACTTGCGCTGGACCAGTTGCATAGGCTGGTTATCTTTGCCGGGGATGACGCTGATCTCGATGTCCAGTGCTCCTCGCCAAGCGCTTGAGCCTCGGGCGCGGTGTTGGGCCTCGTCTGAGACGCCTGTGTGGTGGACCAGAATGACGGTGCAGTTGAACTCCATCATCAGGTTGCCGCAGGCGTCCAGCATGGTTTTGGCGTCTTGGGCGCTGTTCTCGTCTCCGGCAAGGAAGCGGTGCAGGGTATCGACCACCACGACCTTGGGGGTCTCAGGCAGCATCCTGATGTGCTCAAGCACCTTGAGATAACCGGCTGGGGTGTTGAGGTCACAGCCGTGCTTGGAGAGCCACATATTGAGCTTGCTCGATTTGTGGTGGTGCTTCCAAGCGGCGATTCGGCCACGAAGGCCGTGATGACCCTCGCCGGCCAGATAGACCACGTGACCGGGGCGCACTTTGTTGCCGCACCAGTCTGGGGTGCTGCTGGCAATGCGCAGGCACCAGTCGAGCACCACAAATGTCTTGCCGCCGCCCGATGGGCCATGAACCATCACAAGGGCTTGGTCCTGAATCCAGCGCTTGACCAGCCATGAGATGGGGCTGGGCTGGGCTGAGAACTCATCGGCGGGGATGAGCCAATCATCATGTGTTGGTGCAAGAAGGCTGGCTAAGTCGTTGCCAGACTGCACATAATCGTTGGCATCACCTTGAACAGGTGGAACCACTGTGCGTGCACCGTACTTGGCACTGGCC